GACAACGACGGGTTCCCTGGTGCGGGCGCTGTCGCGTTCTACCTGTGGGGAATCAACCCGCTTGATCCGTCGCCTGCGATGCAGTGGTTCGAGCGTCAAGCGGAGCGAGTGCGCGAGGAGGAAGGCCGCCTCGGATACTTGGTCACTCTTGCCCGCTTGTCAAGATTGTTCGTGGACAAGTAATCTCCGCAACGGACTAGCATTGTCATCCATGACCGAGAAGATTGAGACCCGTCGTCTAACAGTCAACGACTTCCAGGTTAGGCAAGGTCCTGCCGGTGACGGCATGTCGTTCAGCGGATACGCCGCAGTGTTCAACTCCGATTCAGAGCCGTTGCCGTTCGTTGAGCGAATCGCACCAGGCGCATTCAGGCGTTCACTGAAATCAAAGAACAACATTCGCATGTATCTCAACCATGACTCGTCGATGCTTCTTGCGACGACTCGCGCCAAGACGTTGCGTTTGATGGAAGATGAACGCGGTCTGAAAGTTGAAGCCGACCTACCAGACACCACCGTCGGCCGCGACCTCTCGACACTGATCCAGCGCGGTGATGTGGATTCGATGTCGTTCGGATTCTCGGTTCCACCGAAAGGTGATTCTTGGTCTGATGATGGGATGGTGCGCGAACTCAAAGAAGTGCGCCTCTACGAAGTGTCGGTGGTGACCGGCTTCCCCGCATACCAGGCGACGAGCGCATCCGTGCGCAGCCTCGACCAACTCGCCGAAAGAACAGCGGCCGACGTCGACAAACTCGCCGACGCGATCACCGTACTTGAGGCTGGTTCTGAGTTGAATGACGAGCAGGCTTCGTTGCTGCTTGATGTGGTTGGCAAGTTGCGCAAGAAGCCCGAGCAGGTTCCTGCTTCGATTCTTGCGAAGCAACTTGAACTGCAAGCCAAGCTCGTCTAGACTCAGTCAAGAGTCTTCGCTGCGGAGCCGCAGGAAGGTGCCCGTTCAGGAGCCTGTCCGGGAGAAAAAATCCCTGCGACCCCAACAACGTTCCGTGGAGGAACCAACATGAAGCAATACATCGACCAGCAGGTCGAGGCGCGTCAGCGTGCTTGGGAAGCGGCAAAGTCCCTTCTCGACAAGGCTGCAGCAGAAAAGCGCGACCTCACCTCAGAAGAAGAGCAGAGCTACCAGCGCATGAACGCTGAGCTCAACGAGCGTGCTGCTCGCATCGAAGCCCTCAAGGCTGATGCCGAGCGCGAGGCGAAGATTGAAGCGGCAACCCGCGACATCGCCGCCCAGGTTCGCCCGGCTGCTCAAGCAGTATCCAACGACACAGACGTCATCCGTTCGATGGCTCGTGGCGAGACCCGTTCGTTCACCTTCGAGACCCGCGACGTCGTCAAGACGTCGAGCGGTGCTCCGGTGCCGACGTCGTTCTTCGACCGCGTCATTGAGCAGGCTCGTCTCGTCGGCCCGATGCTCGACACCTCAACCGTGCTGCGCACGGCTGGTGGCGAGAACCTCCAGATTCCATCGCAGGCTGGCTGGTCGACCGGTACGGTCACTGGCGAAGGCACCGCGATCGGCGAGTCTGACCCGACGTTCAACAGCTTCATCACCTTGGGCGCGTACAAGTACTCGTTCCTGGTGCAACTGTCGCGTGAACTCATCGAAGACAGCGGAGTCGACATCCTCGGCTTCCTCGCTACCCAGACCGGTAACGCCATCGGCTTTGCGGTCAACGCTGGCCTCACGACTGGCTCAGGCACGGGCGCACCGAACGGTGTCGTCACTGCCGCTGGTTCGGGCATCGTTGGTGGAACGGGTGTCGCTGGTGCGTTCACCGCGGACAACCTCATCGACTTGGCTTACAACCTGAACGGCGCTGCGCGTCGTCTCCCAGGCGTCGGCTGGATGATGAACACCGCTTCGCTCGGTGCAGTCCGCAAGTTGAAGGACTCAGCTGGTTTCTACATCTTCAGCCCAGCGCTGGCAGATGGCAACGACCAGTTGTTGAACTTCCCGGTGTACGAGAACCCGGCAATGGCAGCGCAGGCAACTGCCGCCAAGTCGGTCCTCTTCGGCCACCTCCCCAGCTACTACGTCCGCATGGCGGGCGGGTTGCGTCTGGATCGCAGCGACGACTACGCATTCAATGCGGACCTCGTCACCTTCCGCGCCACGATGCGCGTGGATGGCAACCTGCCACAGACCAGCCACATCAAGTACTTCATCGGCGCAGCCTCCTAAGGCAAACCCGAAGAAGTCCCTTGATGGGACACGAATAGTCGAGCGGTCCGGCACCCAAACGCAGGGTGGTGCCGGGCCGCTTTGACATTTATCGGCTAAGGTTGAATCAAACCTGCGAAGGAGGACTGCGTGAATGCGAGTAGTAATCAAGGGCGTGCCAGTGGACTTGCCGGACTTGGAGGCGACCCTGCTCTTGCAGCGGGGCGTGGCTCACTTGTGGGAGGAGTCAGTCGTCGAACCCCGGACGCGGTCAGGGCGCTCTGGTACTCCAACGCCCCGTGGGCGGGAACGGGCTACGGCCAACAAACCCAGCAAGCGGTCCAAAGGCTCATCAAAGAAGGGCACGAAATCGCAATCCACGCGATCTACGGCCTCGAAGCGTCCACGTCGACGTGGAACGGAATCAAAATCTACCCGCGAGGGATGAACCCTTACAGCGACGACATCGTCGTCGCGCACTGGATGGAATGGACGCAATCAACTTCGCTGCCGAAGTTGCTGATGACGTTGTTCGATGTGTGGGTGTTGAAGGCTCCGAATCTTGACAAGGTGCCGAACATTGCGTCGTGGGTTCCGATAGATCATCAGCCGTGTCCGCCTGAGGTGGCGGCTTGGTGTCAGCGTCCGAATGTGATGCCGATTGCGATGAGTAAGTTCGGTCAAATCGAACTCGAGAAGTTGGGTATTCGTACTGTGTATGTTCCGCACGGAATCGAGTCGGTCTACAAGCCGACGCAGTTGGTGAAGGACAGTGCAGGCAAGCAGATTTCTGGTCGGCAAATCATGGGCTTTGAGGATGACAGGTTCGTGGTGATGATGACGGCTGCGAACAAGGGTGTGCATCCTCCGCGTAAGGCGTTCGCTGAGAACTTCATGGCGTTCGGCATGTTCGCTCAACGTCATCCGGATGCGGTGCTTTACATGCACAGCGATGCTTCCGCATCGATGGGCGGGCTTGACCTGAATCTGTTGGCTCAGATGTGTGGGATTGCGCCAGATCGCATCAAATGGGCTGACCCGTACCTTTACCGCATGGGGCTACCTTTGCACGCAATGGCGGCCCTCTACAGCGCTGCTGACGTGCTTCTGGCGGCATCAATGGGTGAAGGGTTCGGCATTCCTGTTGTGGAAGCTCAGGCGTGCGGTACGCCTGTCATCGTTTCTAACTTCACGGCTCAGCCGGAGCTGGTCGGGGATGGTTGGTTGGTTGATGGGCAACCGTTCTGGGACCCTGCTCAGAAGTCGTGGTTCTTGACTCCTTCGGTGGCGAGCATCTTGAATGCGCTCGAGGAGTCGTATCGTCGTGAGCGTGGCACATCGCAGAAGGCGATTGAGTTCGCCAAGCAGTACGACGCCGACGTCGTGTATGACACGCATTGGAAGCCAGCGATGAAGGAGATTGCTGCATGGTGCCGATCGTCCCAGTCGTAATCGTCCCGGTCATCACCGAGCATTGGCGGGTCGATGCGATGCTGCTGTCGTTTGAGGGCAAGATAGGCAAACTCATCTGCGTCGACAACGGCAACTCGGAGTGGAACGTGCGGACGCATAAGGCGTCTGAAATCTTCGTGTGGCGGATGCCGAACAATCTCGGTGTCGCAGCGTCGTGGAATCTGGGTATCAAGGCGACACCGTTCTCGCCCGGTTGGATGCTCATCAATCACGACATTCAGTTCGGTGAGGGTGGCACGCAGATGTTCTACGCAAAGTGTCGTCCTGACAACATCGTGCTGGGTGGCAAACCGAACTGGTCGTGCGTGTGGATTGGTGCCGATGTGGTTGCCAAGGTCGGCTTGTTTCACGAGGGCTTCCATCCCGCCTACTTCGAGGACAACGACTATGAGACCCGTGCCAGGCGTGCAGGCGTGGAAATCGTGCAGTCGACGGCGGCAATCAATCACCGCAACTCGAGCACTTTGGCATCGAGTGAGAAGTTTCAGCAACGAAACTTTCTCACGTTTCAGGCGAATCTGCAACGCTTCAATGAGCGTGTCGAGCGGCCGTGGGAAGAGTTGGTGGATTGGGAGTTGCAGAGAAGATTGGAGCAGTCGTGGGATTGAAGCCTGTCGCTGAGCGGTTGACGCTCATCACGTCGTCGTTGCCTGATCGGTCGCATCTGTTGGCTGAGATGCAGGCGTCGGTTGCGGCGCAGACGGTTCTGCCTGTCGCGCATCTGATCGTTGTTGATGATGGTCCTGTGGTCAGCAAGTTGAAACGGTTGGAGGCGATGGTTGACACGGAATACTGGTGCCAGGTCGATGACGACGATTTGCTGTATCCGAACCATGTTGAGGTGTTGTCGAGCAATCTTGATGCGGATGTGGTGTGGACGTGGTGTGATGTGACCGGGCGGGCATGGAACCCGAATCAAGGGTATGAGCCAGGCGTCTTGCAGTCACGGAACTACATTCCTGCAAACTATGCGGGTCGGGCCGCGAAGCTGCGTGAGGTTGGCGGAAACATCGAAACGCATGGCGGCGACTTCCATGATTGGACTCTGCTGCGTCGTCTGGAGGCGAACGGTGCGACGTTCAAGAATGTGCCGATCGTGACGTGGCAGTATCGTTTCGGGGTGTCGAGGAACAGTTCTCAATGACGACCATCTCTGTTGTGTCGGCGATTTGGGGTGACCGGTATCGGCAGTTCTTGCCGCGTTGGTGGGATTCGGTGCAGGCTTTGGAACGGCAACCCGAGCAGGTCGTCATCATCACCGACAGGCGGTGCTTTGAGTTGGCACATTCGACCAAGCCGTTCGGCTACAAAGTACCGACCAAGATTCTTGGTCTGCACGATGAGTTGACTTTCAACGAGTATTACGACAGGGCATACCAAGAATGCGAAATGGAATGGCTTGCCATCTGCTGCATAGACGACGTGTTCTTGCCGGAGGCGTTGAACGACATCGACAAAGCCGATGAGGCTGGGTGCGAGATGGTGGCCGACGGTGTGAAGTTCACGAACCAGTCACGCATCTGGAAGGGCTACTGGAATCCTTCGGAGATTTACCGCAACATGACGATGCCGGGTGCCGCCCCGATGAAGAAGTCGATGTATGAGCGGGTTGGTTGGCCCAAGGACATTTACTGGTCGGATTGGGCGTTCTACATGAAGTGCGCTAAAGCGGGTGTCAAGGTGTATCAGTCGGATTTGATTCGCATCATCTTCGACGAAGGGTACAACCACAAGACGCAGTCGGGTCAGCAGTTGGACCCCGATACGCGGGCGTTCGCCAATCAACAGATTGGGGAGTTCGCAACCAAGCTCCAGTCCGAGAACTAGGATTGAGCAGACATGGCGACAAACGGCTACGCATCACTGGCAGAAGTCAAGGCAGCTTTACGGATCGGGACAGCCGACACCGTCGACGATGTGCTGATTGACAACTGCATCGGTGCCGCATCACGTCTCATTGACGGCTACTGCAACCGCCAGTTCTGGGCATACTCCTCGGCAACCGTCCGCGTCTATCAGGCGAACACCGAATACGTCTGCGACATCGACGACGTTTATTCGACGAGCGGCTTCGTCCTCAAGACCTCGA